TTTGAATATAGAAACCGTATAACAGTATGGAAAGAGCCTTTGAAAGTTCGTATGCGTACAATGGTTCAAAGTTTAATGCACAAATTTGTAGTTGAGGATATGACTAAATGTTTTACGGCTATGCCTGACTACGTTTTAATCTTCACGAAGAAAGGTGAAAACCAAGTGCCAGTAACACACCCAGAAGGATTAAAAAGATACTTTGGAGAAACACCTGTACTACCAAATATTTTGAACGCTTGGAACAATGCAAACAAAAGCAACTTAAACTCTAAACAACTTTGGGAACACTTAAATAAAGAGTACAAAAACCACAAAGACCCTAAGAGCAATAAACTAAGTCATTATATTTGGCAGCGTTACGCTAGTGCGGTTTGGGATGATATTAGAATAGATAATGTTTTACCGTTTAGAGATTCAAAAGAAGAAGATGACGAAAAGCACGTACACCCTTTACAACTTGATGTTATTGATAGATTGGTAGAAATGTACTCAAATGTAGGCGAAGTTGTTTTAACTCCGTTTATGGGTGTTGGTAGCGAAGTTTATAGCCCTGTTTCAATGGGTAGAAAAGCCATAGGAATAGAATTAAAAGATAGTTACTTTAAACAGGCTAAAATTAACTTAGAACACGCTCCTAGTAGGTTTAAAAATGAAGTAGAACAAATTAGTATTTTAGATCAAATATGAAACAATTAGTAATTAAGTGGGCAGAAGATAGAGGATTGATGAAGCCCGGAAACCATTATAAGCAAACTATTAAACTATCTGAGGAAGTAGGCGAACTTTCGGGAGCTATCTTAAAACAGAATGACGAAGAGGTAAAAGATGCTTTAGGAGATATTCAAGTAGTTTTAATTATCTTAGCCGATCAATTAGGTTATGACCTTGATGAATGTTTAGAAAGTGCTTACAACGTCATTAAAGATAGGACTGGTAAAAATGTAGCCGGAACTTTTGTAAAAGACAATTAGATTTATTAATTTTGTAGAGAGGTTTGCGGAGGCATCCCAGTAAAAAGGTTTACACAGTTCCTTTCCCTCTCTTCTTTTTTAACTGTGTAAAAAAACTGTAATAATATGGCAACAGATAAAAAGGGTTTTCTGCTATACGCAGATCAAAAAGAGTTATTCGAACAACTACCAAACGAAAAGGCAGGTGAGTTGATTAAACATATCTTTAGGTATGTTAATGATGAGAACCCAGAAACGGACGACATTATATTAAAACTTGCGTTCACGCCAATTAAACAACAGTTAAAGAGGGATTTAAAGAAGTTCGAAGATCGAGCAGATAGAAGCCGAGAGAACGGCAAAAAAGGCGGCAGACCAAAAACCCAAAAAACCCAACAGGTTAAATTAAAACCCAAAAAACCTGATAATGATAATGATAATGATAATGATATTAAAGATACTAACGTATCTAAAGCGTTCGAGAGTAAAAGTAAATTTTTAGAATGGTTTAACGGTGGTAAAAAACATTACACAGGTTCAGAGGGTAAAACAAAAGATTTGAAAGGAACAGACTTAAATAATTTTAACTACCTAAACAAAACATATTCACGTAAAGACTTTGCACACGCATTGAAATTAATGTCTTACTCAAAGTGGGTTCAAGAGAATGCAATGTTTACTCCTGCTCACTTCTTACGATCTGATAACTTCACTAAGTACCTAAACCAAGAACTTAAAGATGTAATGTCTCCTGACGAATGGTATCAATACCAACTTAAAAACATGAACAAATGATTTTACAAAAAGACTTCGGTTTAAAATATCTCGAGGACTTTCGCGAGGGTAAAATCAAAGAAGGTTTAGGAATAGGATTTCAGCCAATAGATAAACACCTGCGTTTTAAAAACGGTCAATACAATATCTTCATAGGTTTGGACAACGTAGGTAAAACAGATTTTATTCTTTGGTGGTTTGAAATGATTGCTTTGATGCACGACAAAAGATGTGTTCTTTGGTCTGGAGAAAATAGTCCGGAACAACAAAAGAGGAAACTAATGCAGATGTATTTAGGGCAGTCGATAAAAGATGTTGACTACAAATCAATGCAAAAAGCAAAGATGATTATTGAGCATCACTTTGACTGGGTGGACATAAAAGAAACATATTCACATCATGACCTTTTAGATATTTACGCAAATAGCGGAAGCGACATATTTTTAATTGACCCGTTCAATGGATTAAAACATGATCACAAGATACCACAATTTGAAAGGAATTATGAGTTCTCAAATGATGTAAGGAAGTTTTGCAATAAGGAGAATAAAACATTATATTTGAATGCTCACGTAATTAGCGAAGCAAGTAGAACGGTTTACCCAGTTAAACATCCTTTAGTTGGATATTCGAAGCCTCCTATTAAATCATTTATTGAAGGCGGACAACCTTTCGCAAATAGAGCTGATGATTTTTACATTATTCACCGTATCGTTAATCATCCTTCTTTGATGTACATTACACAATTGGAAGTAGTAAAAGTAAAGGACACAGAAACAGGAGGAACTCCAACAATGAAGGACGACCCCATTTGTTTTGAGTACAATTATGGAAACGGCTTTAAGTATAAGGATATGAATATTTGCGAACCTTCAACCTATTCTAATCCTTCAATTGATTTAATGGGTAAGGTAAGAATCAACAATCAACCGAAACAAGAAGCACCAAAAGAAGCAATGAAACCTAACTTACAATTTGAGCAACCTGCACCATTGATAAGAAATAATAAAGACGATGGGGATTTGTTTGAGTTTGAGGAAATATGGGATTAAAATAATAGACTATGAACATTAAAGAAGTGATAAACAACATTGACATAGTGTGTAAACCTATGGACAATAGAACAGACTTAACACCTGTTCAGCAACACGCAAAGGACACGCTACACGCATCACGTTTAACCATTGCTAAGTTGTCTCAGATCATAGAAGAGAAAGACGAACACCTAAGAATTAATTACGGTGCATACACTAAACAAGCCATTGACCTAAAGCGGGAACAAAAAAAAGTTATAGATTTGGAAAGTAGGATTAAAGTATTGATGCAGGATATTAAAGACCTAAAGCACCAGAACGAGGAATTTAAAAAGAATTTGAAGTTATGAGAACCTGCAAGAATTGTAAATCTAAATTCGAGCCGGTAAGGTCTAATCAAATAGTCTGTTCCCCTCTTTGTGCTTATGATTATTCAAAGAAACAAAAAGTTAAGCAATGGAACAAAGAGAAGAAGGAGAGGAAAGAGAAGTTAAAAACCCGTAGTGAACACCTAAACGAATTACAAGTCATATTCAACGCATTCATTCGAGAGAGGGATAAGAATCAACCTTGCATAAGTTGTGGTAAACCATTGAAAGGTAAATTTGATGCAGGACACTATAAAAGCGTTGGTAGTTATCCAGAGTTGAGATTTGACGAGAATAACGTACATGGTCAGTGTGTACATTGCAACCAACACAAAGGAGGTGCTATACACGAATACAGAAAGGGATTGATTGAAAGAGTAGGACTTCACGTTGTGGAATGGTTAGAGTTAAACCACGATCCTAAAAAGTACACCATTGAAGAGATTAAAGAACTAAAAGAAAGGTATAAACAAAAAACAAAAGAGTTATGAAAGTTTTACCAATAGACTACCAAGACACTAAAGAATGGCTTTTGTATAAACATTACGCAAAAAGAATGTGTAGTATAAAATATGCTTTTGGATTGTTTGTAGATGGTATGCTCAATGGGGTCGTTACTTTTGGAATGCCTCCAAGCAGTAATCTAGCAGAAAGTATTTGTGGCAAAGAATATAAAGATTATGTATTAGAGTTAAATCGGTTGGTCGTTAATGATGGTATGCCCAAAAATACTTTATCATTTTTTGTTTCAAACGCTATTAAAATGATACCAAACAATACTATAATAGTTTCTTTTGCTGATGCTAACATGAACCATAACGGTTATATTTATCAAGCTACTAACTTTATCTATACTGGCATTAGTTCAAACACATCAAAGCTAATAGACAAATTCGGTGAAGAGTTCCACTTTAGAAATATAGGTCATTATCAGAAAAATAACAAATTAAACGTAGCTTTAGTCAAAAGAAGATTAAACGAAGATTTGATAGACAAAAAAGAGATAGCAAATTATTTAAGAGAAAATAAAAAAGGGTATAAAAATACAGAGTTAGAAAAAGAATTGAATATACCAAAAACAACAATAGAGCATTGGTTTAGGCTTGATAATGGATTTAGTTTTCCAACAATAGAACATTGGTTAAAGCTAAAAGAAATTCTAAAATTTGATAATACACACGATGAAAAAATGATGTCTTTTGAGCTTGTGCCAGACAGTAATGAGATAATAGAAAAGTTGCAGTTAAAAAAGGTTGACATTAAGCCTAAACATAGATATTTATTTTTTAAAGGCTCTAAAACTTTTAAGAAAAAGTGTAAAAAGAATTTAAGGTTAGATGTTCTGGAATATCCAAAAGGAGAGAACAAAAGGTATAAATGCGAATACAACCCAAACATACAACTAAAAATACTATGAAGCTAAACTTATCCAACAGTCACGATATAAACAAGTTTAAAACCTATTCACAGACACTTTTAGATAAAGGTGCTAAGGTAGAGTTGAAAGAGGTTAAAAGTAAGCGGACGTTGAATCAAAACTCATATTTGTACGCGCTCTTTAGTCTTTGGTGCATAGAGTTTGGATATACTCTTCACGAGGGTAAGACACTTTTAAAGCGTGAATGCGGATTTATGACTTACGAAAAGAACGGACAGAAGTTTTTAAGGTCAACAGCCGACTTAGACACAAAAGAAATGACCGAGTTTATCGAATGGTTTAGAAATTACTCATCCAGTCAAGGGCTTTACCTATTAAGTTCAGAAGAGTATATTACTCACAGATTCGAGATAGATAAAGAAATAGACCGTTTCAAACCTTATTTATAAAAACATGGAAAAAGAAAAACTAAAAATTGAATTGATAGACTGGGAATATCGTTGTGGCGATGGATGTTGCACAAACTACGGAACAACCACAATAGTTAACAATGTAGAAATGCCATCAAACAATCAAGATACATCAACCATATTAAGAATTGTTTTAGAGCATTTAGGATATGAAGTGGAAATAGATCAAAGGTATGAGGATGAAGAAGAGGAATACGATGAAGATTTGGATTAACCTTATTTATAATCATTCTAAATTAACACCTAATGTCGGGCGTATTGTTTTAATAACTAAATTTGAACCATGCAAGTAACAATCAACATAAGCGGTGAGGAACTTTCGATAGAGGGTACTCACTACCAACAACACGAAACATACGACACTCCCGGATACAACGAATTTGAAATAAGTTCTGTTTACTATAAAGGGGTTAATGTAACCGACCTATTCGAAGCAATGGACTTGCTCGAAAGAATAGAGTTAGAATGCTTGGATAAGTTATGATTTTTAACGTATTGTATAAAATGCGTTGAGGAACGAAATGAATTTTATATGGTGTTATGCACCGTTAATTTTAAAAAAATAAGATATGAGTTGGAATCACAGAATATTAGCACACAAAGACGGAGATGAAATTTATTTTCAAATACACGAAGTTTACTATGATAAAGATGGTAAACCCGAAGGTTATACTGCAAATAGTGTAAGCGTAGGTGCTGAAAGTTTAGAGAGTATAAATTGGGTATTAGATAAAATGAAAGAGTGTGCTAATAAACCTATTCTTTTAGTAGATGGGTTTCCTAATGAGTATAATGGTGCATAACACCAAAGGAAATAATGTTTTAATATTGTTTCATAACTGTTAAAAATTGTATCTTTAAACATACAAAATCAACTAAAAATTGTATTATGAGAAATAAACTAATAAACTACCTATCGACCAACTACGGCAATTATCTTATGATCTTAGCAGTCTGCATAATCATTTTACTTGGGGCGTTGAGATAGAATTAAAATAATTTAGTTATATTTGCAATTATGAAGTACAAAATAATTCAAACGTCAATAGCTGTATTAGTAGGTCTAAGCATCTTAGCACTATCATATTTCGCACAACGTGAAGTAACAGCATTAGTTTTGTCAGTATTAATAATTAAGTTCATTGCAAACACTAAAAATGAAAGCTGACATAATATATTGGTGGTTATTTAACCCTTCAAAATACCAAAGGTATAGAAGTCTAATAAATGCTTTTTACTCAAAAGAAGAAGCGTATAAACGCATTTTAAGAGATAGATAATGAAAGAGAAAATAGATAACGACTATCAATACTTACCTATCAAAAGACGCAAGAAGTTCTACAAGTCTTTTGAACAAGTTAGAAAGAAGAAAAGAAACAAAGATCAAGCAGATGACTAATGGCTTCAAAGAATGAGAAAATATCTAAATCAATGGAGGGTAACTCTAACGCTGAAAAATGGACTTTAGAAGAGGCAATACTATTCTTTGATAAAGCAATAGAAAACGCATCTGACAAAGAAAGAGACGATAACGACTTTATAGGAGAGGTCGCTCAATCATTAGGTTATACTATTTGGACTTTCGATTATCTTACAAACAAATTTCCGGAACTTAAAAAGAAGTACGAAGAGGTAAAAAGGAATTGCGAGGCTAACTGTTTTGCAAACGGTAAAAAACAAAAGATAGCCCCATCAATGGCTATTATGAATCTCAAATCAAATCATGGATGGACAGATAGAGTGGATAACACCTCTAAAGACGAGAAGATACAAACTACACCAGTAATATCATTCTTTAAATCAGATGATGAATGAAATCAGGATTAACGATAAGTTCAAACCACTATTTAAGCAACCTAAAAATGTAAGATATTACATAGTCGTAGGGGGCAGAGGAAGTGGTAAGAGCTTTGGTCTTGGATTATTCGCAACTCTAAAAACTTACGAGCCTGATAACAGAATACTCTATACTAGATACACCCTAACGTCAGCGGGTATCTCTATTATCCCTGAATTTGTAGATAAGTTAGAACTGCTCAATAAAGAATCAGACTTTGACATTACCCGTCAAGAGATAACCAACAAGCAAACAGGGACAGACATCATTTTCAAAGGAATCAAAACAAGTTCCGGGAATCAAACGGCATCTTTAAAATCTATTCAAGGTATTACGGTTTGGATATTAGACGAAGCGGAAGAGTTAGTAGATGAAGAAATCTTTAACAAAATAGACCTTTCGATACGTTCTACCAAACAACAGAACATAGTTGTATTAGTTCTTAACCCTTCAAATAAGGAGCATTGGATTTATAAACGATTTTATGAGCGTAGAGACATTCCAGACGGGTTTAACGGCATTATAGACGACACTTGCTACATTCACACAACATACAAGGACAATATAAATAACCTTTCTGATTCATTTTTAAAAACAGTCAACTGGACAAAAGAGAATGAGCCTAATAAATACCGTCATTTATTCTTAGGCGAATGGAATGATGATAGCGATAATAAACTACTCCCTTTCAACTCACTTCAATTTGCACCTATACCTAATCACAATCATCCTGACATCGTTACTAATTTAGCAATAGCAGATCCTGCTGATGGTGGAGGGGATAAACTTTCTGTTATATTCTTACGATTAGTCTTTACAGATAACAAATTAAGAGCTTATGTGTGCGATGTTGTGCATTCTGAACAAGGTATTGAAAGTAACGCTATTCGGGTAATGGACAGAATAAGGAAGTACAAGACTGAACGGATATTCATTGAAAAGAACGGCGTAGGGGTTGCGCTAGTGTATCAATTAAACAACCTTAACGATACAGATTGCAGAGTACAACCGTATCAGGAGAAGATGAACAAGGATGCTAAAATTAACGCCCTTTATGAGTTTGTGAAGTCTCACTACATATTTAACGAGAAGTATTCAGAAATGGAAGATTACGAGCTTTACTTGAAAGACTTAACGTCATACGAAAGAGATGGAGACAACAAACATAAAAAAGATGCTATTGACGTAGCGTGTGCTGGTGCTAAAGCGATTAAAACAAATTACAGTAGTATGTTGTTCTTATAGATTCTCAACAATGCTATCTGCCACATCTTCGTAACCATTAGCACGAAGGATAGCCACGCTTTCAGCAGTTCTTTTTAGATTCTCTGTTTTGGCTTTTTCATCTTCTTTCATGATTTCTAAATGAGAATAGTCTATCTCTAGCCATCTATTAAGACCATCTAACCCTAAAGACTTAGTGAAGCCTAAAGCAATATCTTCTGAGAATGGAATGATACAGTCTTGGTAAGCAGATTTAACACCCTGATCGTAGTTAGTAAAGGTAGATGCTTTTTCTCTGCTGAAAATGTTGTCATTTAGCCCGTAGTGGTCAATGATGATTTTAAAATCTTGGTCAACTTCCTCAAACAACATAAGGTCTTTAGTTGGGTAGCTCATTGAAGTCCAAGTTACAGGTGTTTCGCTCATTATAATATCCGCTTTACCTTGCTGCATACCGAACTTAGATTTATATGCTGACTGTATTCTCTTTTGGTCTTTCTCGTTTAGTCCTACACTCATATCCTGAGTGGCTGCACCCGATAAGATACCTAACGCAGCATCGTTGTTTATGATTCTATTTCTAAACCCTAAAGCGGCACGTAAATTTGCAATAGGTAGTTTCAACTCTTCGATAGGACTGATTCCTAATAACGGGCTATTTGGGTTAGCGGTCTTAAAGTGAATAAGGTTTTTAATCTCAAAATACTGGTATCCACTTTCGGTATCAATCCATATCTTTTCAATAATGTCATCTAAAGCTACTTGAGTATAAAGTTTGCCGGAATACTTGAATTGAAGGTCTGCAACGGGTAGCACGTACATTGATGTAGGTATTGGACTTGACAACCTATTCAAGTTAATAAAGCAGTTGCCGTAAACGTCATACGACCATGAGATTTGGCGAAGTAACTCATTACCATTTTGTAAGGGGTTTGGGTTCTCTAAAGCTCTGACTATCTCCGAATTTTCAACTTTGACCTTTTCCCCTCGTTCCATTCTGTATTCACACCAACGACCATTTGCCAACATATTGGCTTTCTTTGTCATTACTGCGGATAGGTGGGCTGTGGTAGTTGCGATCTCGTGAAGACCATTGACCGAAGTGTCTATTTTATATTCCCCTTTTGACAGGTTGTAGAGTTGTCCGAACGTCTGGAAGTTAGTTTGGGTATATTGGTCTTTTCCTCTGAAAATGTTATTAAAACCCTTAATGAAGAAGTCAGTTAATGCCATAAGATTTTTTAATTTATATGCAAATATATTATTTATATTTGTACTATTTAGAATGAATCTAAATAAATTGTTTAATTTTGTACATTGATGATAGAAACGTTGGAGCCAAAAATGATAATGATAGTCTATACAAATGGGGCTATCGCTTACTTTCCCGTTGAACAATGGGTATTATTTGAAGCGGCTATAAACGATTTTAGAAAGCAAAAAGAACTAATACAAAGTAATTAAAAAAACTTTCCTTATTTAGACTGATTCTAAATAATATTTTTATATTTGCGTTATGAATACCATAAAAGAGTTAAAAGAGAAATCTAACAAACCACTTCCAGAAGATTTGAAAAAGTCTTTAAAAAAGAGGGTTAAAGATATTGAAGAACAAAAAGTAATTAAGAAATGATAGTTTGTAAGGAGTTAGATCAGTCATTTAATACTAAGGAGGAGTTATTTAAAGCACTCCGCGAAAATGCTGACCGTCTTATTGACGTAAAAAAGTCTAATGTTTACAAATCAATCGACAAAGATTCAGGCGTAAAGAACAACGCGTTCAAACCTGATGAAACTATCAAAGCAGACTTAAACCAACGTGAGGGGTATATTTACCCAGTAATCAATACTATTGGATTTTTAGATTCTCATAAGGACTTACACGTTAAAGGTATTTGGAATAAATCAGTAAGGGAACAACAAGGGCGTGTTTCTTATGTTCTTGACCATAGACTAGAGATAGCCTCAACAATCACTTGGCGTACTGACGTTAAGATGTTGGTAAAAGATATTTCATGGGCTAGTGTTGGAAAGCCTTACTCTGGAATGACAGAGGGGTTAATCTTTGAAATTAGCAAAGAGGACATTGACCATGAAGCAGCAAGGAAAGCCCTTGATAAAGGTTGGGATGTAGAGAATAGCGTTCGAATGCGCTACATGGACGTTAAACTGTGTTACAACTCAGAAGCTCCGGAGGATAAGGAGTATAAAAAGAATTTTGATAAATATTACCCACAAATAGCAAATAAAGATGATTTCGAAACAATAGACTGGTTTTACGCTGTGTTACAAGCACAGATAGTAGACGAGGGGTCTATGGTAACGAATGGTTCTAATAGTGCCACTAGGGTAATTAAACATATTGAGCCGTCCGATGACACTCAAGAAAGCAACGAAGCCGTCAACTCGCACAACGACACTTTGGAGCAAAAAGGAAAACTAAGTATTTACAATTTTAATTAAAGCAAAATGAAAAAAACATTCGTAGAATTTCTTGCTTCAAAGAGTATCAAACAAGATGAGTTTGATGGATTTGATGCTGAGAAAAAAGCTGGTTTGTACAATGAGTACAACACAGAATTAAAGTCATTCATTGACGAACTAGAGAAAAACGTTGATGGTAAAGTTACTAAAGAAGAACTTCACAAGGCGTTGAACGATCTTAGAGAAACTCAACTTAATCAAATGAAAGATTTGAACAAGACTATTGAGGCAATGGGATTGAAAATTATCGCAATGAATGAAGGTGCTAAAGCAACTAAAGGAGAAACTTTGAAAGATTCTCTTATTGCTAACGTTGATAGAATCAAAGGCCTTAAATCAGGAAAAGAAGGTTTTGACTTCGAAGTTAAGGCAGCGGGTACAATGCTTGAAAGTACAAACATTTCAGGTGGTAACGTTCCAGTTGAACAAAGAATCGAAGGTCTTAACACTATCGCTTCAAGAAGAGTAAGATTCTTAGACGTTCTTTCAAGAAAAGGAGCTTCTAGTAATATCATTTCTTGGGTTTACCAAGCAAACAAAGATGGTGCTGCTGGAGGAACTGCTGAAGGTGATTCTAAAAATCAAATTGATTTTGATTTAGTAGTTGCATCTCAAGCTGTTGTTAAGAGAACTGCTTACATCAAAGTTTCAACTGAAATGCTTGACGATATTTCTTTTATCGAAAGTGAAATCAGAGCTGAGTTGATGAGAGAGTTATTGAAAGATGTTGAAAGTTCAGCATTCTCAGGTAACGGAACTGCTCCTGCATTGAATGGTGTTTACACCGTTGCAACTGCTTTTGCTGCTGGTACATTTGCCGGAACTGTTGACAACGCTAATGAGGTTGACGTTCTTGTAGTGGCTATGAACCAAATTGCAATCGCTGAACAAGATATGCCAAACGCTATCTTCATGCACCCTTCAGATGTTACTGCTTTGAAATTAGTAAAAGTAAGTTCATCTGATAAGAGATATGTTGAGAGATTGGCAATGATCGGAGGTGAGTTGATGTTGGATGGTGTAAGAATCATCCCAACTACTTTGGTTTCTGCTGGAACTTACCTTGTAGGTGATTTCAACAAAGCATCTCTTTATGAGAAAGAATCAATCAGAATCGAAATGGGGTTAGACGGAAACGACTACACCAAAAACCTTAGAACTATTCTTGCTGAATGGAGAGGGGCGGTTGTTGTTAAAAACAACGATAGAACTGCTTTCGTTAAGGGAACATTCGCTACTGATAAAACAGCCTTGGAAACACCTTAGTTTTAGGTTATACAAACAAACGGCTCACTATCTTCGGGTAGTGGGCTTTTTGTAGTAAAAAAAAGATCGTTATGAGTAAAATTAAAGCAATAGTAAAGAAGCCTTTTAATGGACTTTCAGAGGGTTCAGAAGTAGAACTAAAGGATAAAAACTTTAAAGAGCTTTGTTAACTTGGTTATGTTGATTTACTAATCGAACCAGAGGAAGAAAAACCAAAACAAACACGTAAACCACGAACTAAGAAATGAGCGTAATATTAACACAATCAATGTTTATCGGGGAGTATGCTATTGCTGCTGGTCAATTAGGTGCAACCGATTTACAGAATATCATTGACAGAGTAGAGCCACAAACTATAAAAGAGTTATTCGGCAATACTATGGGAACGGACTTCTTAAACGACATTTCAAGTGGAGTGCCACAAGACCCAGACTATCTAACTTTGTTCAATGCATTAATGTTGGAAGACCCTTGCACGTTTGAAAATTATTCTACGGGAATTGTTGAGATGCTTAAATGTTTAGTGTTTAATGAGTGGTACACTTCGAGACAAGCCAACCCAACGACAACCGGTCAAAAGAAATTAGACAGCTCGAATAGCAGAAACTATCCGGACAATTCACATTTAATGTTTAGATACTACAATAGAGCAATAGGAAACTATAAAGTAATCCAAGAATATTGCGAAAAGAATTTAGAAACATATCCTGACTTTGATGGATATAAAAAAGACTACGCTTCCCCTCTATGATAAGTATTAGAACCATATTAGAAACTGCTATCAGCAATGTTGATACTACATTCTATTGGACTACTTATACAGCGGTTTACGATGGTCTTACGCTTACTGGGTATAAACTAAACACTTGCGACACGTTACACCTTCGACCAAATGCAACAATAACCCTATCAGGGATTGGAACGCTTACGGTGGTTGATTTCTTGTTAAACGAGTGGGTGTATGTTGAGTATTTAGGCGACCCTGACTTACTACCAAAGACAGCAACTACAAGACCTATTTACTTCGATTTTGGAACGCTTAAAGACACCGAGATTGAAAGAAGTTACGAGAACCAATATCAAGTAGTAAGTTTACCTATGGTGTGGTTGCGTACACCGATCAACTCAACTATTCAAGACGAAATGAGTAGTATTGACACGTTGGCAGATTTGGAGTTTTTCGTTTTAGATTATGCCTACCCTTTAGGAAGTCCAGAGGACGTAGATAAGATTTGGTTTACTAAAGAGCATCAAATCGAGGTAGTTGAGCCAATGGAGAATTTATTTAGAAAAAGAATACTAAAATATTTTAAAGATAATAGAGCCATATTTTCAGATTTGACAGATACAACAATAGACGTGCGAGGTCGTGTGTTTATCAGTCAGGAAGATGAAGACGGTGGCACTAGGTCGCTATTCAATGAAAGTTTATCGGGTGTACAGGTGCGAATGGAACTCGGTTTTAACAAATCATTGAGTTGCAATTGTTAACTAAATTAAAAACTTAAAACGATAAAAAAATGAGTGCAATATCATGTACCTGCGGATCAGGTGTAAACGGCTTTGGTCTTATCGACTGTTTCGGTAAGCCTTCGCGAGTTGTTGGACTAGGATTCCAACAATTAAAATCAGGTGGTGTAGATAACTACCTAACAGTTCCAGTTGCTCAAGCTAGCTGGGAGGGTTCATTATGGAACAAAGACGGTTCTTTGAGAATCTCTGTTTTGAATGACATTAAAGAATATGCTTCTGAAAGAGATGACGCTATCACAGAAACTATTGACGACATCGACTACTATTTGAAAGATGGTAAGAAGATGATTTCTTTCTCTGTTATTGGTGCGCCATACAAATTGAAAGATTTCGTAGATGGTCTTCAATGTGGTAGAAATGGTTTCTACGGTATTTCAGAGAGTAACCAGCTTTTAGGGAAGAGAAACGATGACAACAACGCAAGAATTAATCCTATTCCAATTCAGAAAGGAACGCTTTACTCTAAGATGATTGACGGTACAAACAGTACATTCTCTAAGATGATGGTTACTTTCCAAGTTGATGAAAGGTTTAACGATGCTGACTTCGTGTATGCTCCTGCTTCTGAGGTTACAGCGGATTTATTCTACACAGAGCCAATGATTCAATGTAATGCTTCGGCAACAGTTGACACTTCGACTACTATTAGTGTTACGTTAACTTGGGCTGCTTCTGGTGTTGTTTCTGCAAATGGATTAGAGAAAGTAACTGATTTCGATACTGCTTCTTTCTTCGCTATTTACAACAACACAACTGCTGCCTCTGTAACCGTAGCATCTATTGATGAAACTACTCCCGGAACTTACGAGTTGACTTTTGCAGCTCAAACAGCTGGTGATGACTTTACGGTTTCTGCTGGGGCTTTAGCTCCTTTTGATTTCGAGGATATTACAGGACTAGTAGCTCTTTAATTATGAAGTTCGGCAATATTAGATTCGATCTAAATGGACTTGCCGGAAT